AGATGCTGCTCCAGCAACTGCACCTTTAATACCTCTCTTACCCCTTGCTGCAGTATTCTTAGCACTTTGCTTTGCTCTTCCTGCAACATCAGATGCTGCTTGACCTGCCTTTCTGGCAGCACTATAAGCACCTACTTGTGCTTGAGCAATTTTCTTTTTGATTCTACCCTTAATATCAGAAGCAACTTTTGCTCTCAGTCCTCTTCTCTTTTCAGGATCTTTTGATCTTGCTGCCATCCCTGCAGCAGGATGAAGTCCTCTCTTAGTTGCGTATGCTGCTACTGTTTTATCGACAGTATGAAACTTTGCAGATCTACCTGCTTCCTTTGCTCTACCAACAGCAGACTTACCTGCTTCTTTTGCTTTTGAAAGTGCCGACTTAACAGCACCTTTTACTTTAGAAATTGCTTCTGCTCTTTTTTCTTTCCTGACTACTGAGGCACCTCTACGTCTTGCTTCTTTTGCAGACTTTTCTGATGCTGCCATTTCTTTTTTTCTTGCAGCAGCACGAGCTGCCATATCAACTCTTGCTTCAGAAAGAACTTCTTCAAAAATCTCTTCTACTTCATCAAACTCATACCCTTCATCAAGCATCTCATCAATTGTTTCTTCAACAATTGCATCAATTTCTTCATCACTTAGATCTTCAATGCCAGAAAATTCATCTGACATTTCTTCCAACTCATCTCTAAGTTCTTCATCATAAACAGCAGTATAAGCTTCACACAAACCGCGTAATTCTTGAGGACCCATTTTTCTACAAATACTTTTTAGTTATTTATAAAAAAAGACCCCCAAAGGGTCAAACTCCAAGTGCTGCTCCAAGATTGTCGTCAATACTTTGAATGACTGAACGAATATCAGCAACACGAGGGGGAACACTTACTTCATCATAAGTATAACCTTTTTGTGCTTCAAAGAGAACTTGTCGAACTGCTGCTGCTGTACGAGCATCCATTTTAACTATTACTTGCTTCTCTTTAGTCACAAATCTCCCTCCACACGATTTTCAGAACGATATACATCAAAAGTCCCTTCAGGATAACGAGCACTCAGTTTCTCATAGTTCATTTGAAGAACTTCTTCAAAGTTAGTATCAAGTGCCATACAAGCTTGTGCAAGATACCAACAGATATCACCAAGTTCCCTCTTCATATGGAAAACATTTTCTTCATTATAAGGTTTTCCTTGCATTACAATTTTCTTTACAACTTCAGTAAATTCTCCTGCTTCTGCTGTCATGCCAAGGGCAGCAGTTAAAAGACGAGGAACATCTGCATCATTCGTTGCTTCAAGTTCAGTCATACGTGCAAGAAGTGCTGCAAAATCACTACTTGCGGGACTTGTAGTTTGACGAACAAACTCAATATATTTTTTTGTATCAATAACTTTGCTTTCAGTCATAGTAAATTTAGTAGATCCATCAGGAAGAATTTCTTTATTAATACGAATCAAAACTTAAATCCCTCAAATGATTTTTTAGGTTTCTTTTCTTCATTATCATACTCCTCTTCTTTTCCATTGTCAAGAATGTCGTCTTGTGCAGACTGTTCGCAATCATAAAGACGCATTTTGGCACGATCAATACCGATTACAAAACGTTTGTGAATCGTGGGATCATTATAACGATTCTTGAGTTGTTTGACTAAAATCTGTCCAAGTCCTTCCAACTCTTCAGTGCTAATAAGGGCAAACATAAGGTCAGCAGTAGCAGGAAGACCAAAAGACTCAGAAGTATCGGTTAATTCAACATCAGAAGAACCAAAACCGCTTCTTGTCGTTTGTGTCGCACTGCAAATCGGCACATTAAACTCACAAGCAAGTCCACGAAGTTCTTCTGCGATTGCCTTGATGAAGGTATAGGAATTAATGTTACTGTTTCCACGATAACGAGAGGAAGAGCAGATATTAAGATAATCAATGAAAATAATATCTGGTTTGAAAGACTTCTTAAGAGAAAGTTCATTCAACAGAGATTTAAAATGTCCACTATGAGCAGATGCAGTTGGATACTCTTTAATAATCAAAGTGCCTTGAGTTTTCTTTGCAAGATTAGTAACTTTGTTCTCAAACATCTGCTTTGGAAGTTCATTGAGTTGCTGAATAGGAATATTCAAAAGATTTGCGTCAATTCTTTCAGCAATTCGTTCCTCCGCCATTTCAAGAGTGATGTACAAAACGTTCCTGCCTTGCAATAAGACGGAAGCAGCCACGTGGCACATAAAGAGACTTTTTCCGACACCTGTACCAGCAAGAGCGATATTGAGAGTCTTATTAGGTAAACCACCTTTTGTGATTTTATTAAAATATTCAAGATCAAATTCAATTTTCTCTTCCTTTCTATGATAAGACTCATAACGTGCCTCATAGTCTAACAGATAATCGTGTCCGATGTTAGTATCAAAAGATACAGCAAGAGCATCTGAGAGAATGCTGGGAATACTATCACGATTTTTCTTTTCATCCTTTCCATCTGCAATATGAATAGATTCCATCAATGCAAGATAGATGGCACGATCACGACACCACTTTTCAGTAGTATCAACTAACCAGTTAAACTCTGCTGGAACATCATCAAGACATTCAATCAGATGTGTGATTTCTTTGAAAGAAGTGTCATTAATATCTTGACGTTTTTCAACTTCAATGCAAAGAACTTCCTTTGTAGCAAGTTCATTATATTGTTGAATAAACTTTAAAACCTCTTCAAATACAATCTTTTGATTAAGATCTTCAAAATACTCAGATTTAATGAAAGGAATAACTTTTCTTAAGTAATTTTCATTATAAAGAAGATTACGAAGAATCAAAAACTCAACTTTGTCCATAAGGCATATCAAATACAAATGTTATTCTTGTTTCATCACCAATATTAACTGTTCCGTGAGGTAATTTATTGTTAAACCACAGAAGAGTTCCTGGTTCAACTATCACTGTATCAGTTCCACAGAAATATTGATATCTTCCCAAAATAGAAAGGTGATATCTATCTCTTGTTTGATAGTAAGTTCCCTCATCAATATGTGCTCCCACAATTTCATCAATCGGAAGAGAAAGAAATCCACAACGATGCAACTCTCTGTTTCCAAAGTTTTTGCGTATAATCTTTCGAATTTCTCCGTGATGTTCGTATGCTGGAGTTTTGATATTAATTTCTGAATCTCCAACAAAGTCTTCTTTTTTCTTGACTCCACCAATTATAAGTTGAAGAGCACTTACTGGCAAGTCAGCAAATCCCCTGTCAACCAAAGACTGGGAATCTTTCAAATGTTTTTGATGATCCCAATCTTGTGGATATTTTTTAAGTTGTTCTACAACTTTTGATATATTGATTCCTGTCTTCAGAATCTTAATCATTTGCCGTAACTGAACTCCTCCTTTGCAATCGCATCAAGTTTTTGCATCACTTCATCAGTGAAATATTCTTCTGGGTTTGCAAGAATTTGTTTGGCATAAATCTTCTTACCATCCATCTCATAACGTCCTGCTACATTCTTCCAGAGTCCACCAAGTTCACCAAGTTCCAGAAGACCATAGTAACGATCAAGACCGCGCTCATCATAATACAAACGGATCTCAACATCTTTATTCTCCTTACTTAAACGCGATTTAGCAGTCTTAGCCTTGATAATATTTCCGACCACTTCCGTTCCATCCTTTTCTTTCTTTTTGCTGAGATAAATGATCGTACTTGCTGCGTATTTGAGTCCAGAACCTCCTCCCATTTCTTTAGTTGGTACGTAAGCTCCGATGACATCGTATGTATGATTTGTGACAATGAGCGGGACATTTGCTTGACCTAATTTGAGTGTGAGCATTCGGAAAGCACCTTTAATAAGTTGGGATTTAGTCATATCCCTAACTTCTTTTTCATTCAGTGCATCATTAATTTCTTTACTTGTAGAAAGCATACCCAAAGAGTCTAACACAAACATACAAGGTTTGCGATCTTCTACCGGTGCCTTCAGATATATATCTACTGCTTTGAGTGCTTTTGTACGAAACTCTTCTATAGTAACAACATTAACAACAACGAGACGAGTAGTATCAATTCCACGAGATTCTATAAGTGATTTAGTGATAGCAGCCTCAGTGTCAAAGTAGAGACAGTAACCATCGGGATGAGTATCAAGAAAGTTCTTAACCACTGCGAGAGAGAAAAAAGTCTTTCCAGTAGAAGACTCTCCAGCAATAGCAGTAATCTTATTCCCAGATACACCACCAAAAATGCTACCTGAAACCAGTGCATTAAAAACGTATGAACCCGTATCAACATAAGTTTCAGTTTCGTCAATATCAGATGCTAACTTTGTGAAGTCATCACCGATTTCTTTTACAATATCTTTAAGAAAGTCCATAATTATTTTTACATTTAAAAATTTATTTAATCCAAGCCCAGCAACTATCAAATATACTTAGATTGCTACTAATTTTATATTTTTCCCTAAAGTTTAATACTGGTCTTCGAACTTGTTTACTATTCCAATCATGACCAGAAAATAATCCACCCTTTTTTACAATTGGATACCAAGTCTCTAAATCATTTTTTACTTGATCTTCGGTAAGATAAGTATCGATAAAAATAAAATCAATACTTTCGGTATTAAATTTTTTTACTGCTTCATTACTATCTTCATTATAAAAAATAACCTTTTCACTCATTCCGGAATATTTTATTCTACTAAAAGCTATTGATTTTATTATATCAAGATCTTTTTCAAAAAAACTACATGCAGGAGTTCCGTCATAATCAGATTTTATGTAGTCGTCATAAGGTAAATATGAATCAACTCCATATAAACATTTTATATTTGGACAATTATGTAAAATTGTACAAAAACTTTGAGCTTGGAAAACACCCAACTCAACACCAATTAAGTCATTTCCTAAAAGATTTATGGAATGTATTAAAGATTTAATATCAGATTTACTACAAAATTCTGGATTGGTAAAATCATGAAATACTGTTTTTTTTATATTTGTCATTGGAAAAGTTTATAAGTTTTTAATAATATCATTATTAAACAAAGAAAGAATCTAGATTTGCAGTTTTTTCTACACTCCACCCAATCGCATCAAGAATTGCTCTGAGTGGCTCTACAAAACTTTTTTCAAATTGTAAGTCATAATCAATGTATTTGTCAAGGTTGAGTTCTTTTGGAAACTCTTGAATAAAAGAAATAATATTCTCGTGTATACTATTTGGTTTCTTTAAATAAATGAACTTTACCTTTTCACCATTATTAATAAGTGAATACTTGTTGGTAAGTTTTTTCTCTTTTATATAATGATTGAATAAAAGTGCTCCACGAATATGAACTGGTGTTCCCTTTGCATAAATTGACGAAGATGATTGATATTTTTGAACATCAGATGCTGTTCTTGGAAATGCAATCTGTTCGGGTGGAAGTTGTTTAAACTGCTTTCGTGAATTTTCAATAAAGTCAATGACTTCATTCTCAGTTCCACTCATCATCAACTTAAGAGCATCCTTAATCATCTTGCGACAAGGTGCAGGTGTAGATGATTTGACTGCTTCAATACCCATCATTTTGAGTTTAGGTTCTTCATAACGAACACCTTCACTATCCCAAACATTCAAAATGTATCGTTTTTTAGCAGTCCAAATTCCACGATCAGCAATATTCTCTCGTTTCATCTGCATCTTTTGGTCATAGGCATTTACATACGAAGCCAATTCTTGGTAGCAACCTTCAATATACTTTTCAAGTTCCACTTTACAGATCTTATCAAGGAACGAAACAATGCCCTGAGTAGTTTTTTCTCTTCTCTTGTATACAGTTTCAACCAGAGGGCCCATATTAAGATAAATGGAGTCAGTATCTGAAGCAATAACATAATCAACATCATCTGTTTTAAGAAGTTTATTTAAGTAAGCATTCATCTTACTTTCAATCCAACGAATTGCAACTTGCCCACTTAAAGTAATTGCTTCGGCATTTTCAAGTTTATAATAACGGAAATACTGATTACCAATCGCACCATAAGCAGAGTTCAAGGAAATCTTTTTTGCCATTTGGATGTTATTGCATCTGGCAATTTCTTTCTCAAGTTCTTTTGTCTTTTTCTTTTCATACTGCTTCTTTGCTTCAATCATCTTATTTTTAAAGATGACACGATCTTGATACATCTTTTCCATTAGTTCAGGAAGAAATCCACGAACATCTTTACGGAACATTGCACCATTCGCGCAAATAGCATAATCACTATACATCTCAAAAGTAAGTTCTTGATTAAGAATCTTATCTACAGTAATTGTTGGATGCTTTTCATCAACAAGAGTTTCTGGACTGATATTAAACTCCATAATCAAGTGAGGATACAGTGAGTTTAAGTCAAAGTTGACAACCCAATCATACTTGCCAGGTTTGGGTTCTTTTACATAAGCACCAGCATACTTCTCATTCTTTTGAGATTTATTCTTTGGTGGGATTACAATATCTCTTTTTTTGAGGTAGTTGTAAATGATGTTGTCCCACATACGAACTTGATAAAACACATCAGCATAGTTGACTTTTGCGTCATATGCCATCGTCAAAGCAAGTTCAATCAGTTTCATCTTGTCTTCCAGTCGATCAACAAGTTCTACGTCAACGATGTTATATTCGATAAACTTTTGCCAACCTTGAGTATAGAAATCTTTAAATGTATCAAACTCAGAGTGATCCAATTTCTTTTGCCCAAGTTCAACTTCAGCAATGTAATCAAGACGATATGATTCCTGTGCTTTATAAGTAAACTTCTTATAGAGATCAAGATAATCAAGTTGAGTCAACCCACCCACATCAAAGGTAGTATGTTTTCTTCCATTAATGAAAA